GGCCAGTGCCGTGAAGACCCCGTTGATCAGGCCTTCGTCGACCGCGGCGCGCACCAGGTCGATGCGCTCCTGGACAAAGGCCGTAATCGCCGCCCAGTTGTCGTAGACGGCATAGGCGAGCCCTGCCACGGCCGTGATCAGGAGACCGATCGGGTTCAGAAGCGCCAGCCGCCCGAGCCAGATCATCGCCCCCCCGATACGCCCGAGCGCGCCGATCAGCCAGACGGCCGGGCCGAGCGCGACGAACCGGAACAGGCCCGCCAGCATGCGGACAGGCCCCAGCGCGATGCGCAGCGCCAGCAGGCATCCCCCCAGCCGCGCCAGGTCTCTGCCGAGGCATCGACCGGTCCCAGAAGTGCCGTCACCCAGGCCCAGAGTTCCCGGGCGCGATCGATGATCGGCTGGATCACCGGCGCGGCCGCACCCATGTTCGTGCGGAAACTGTCCCAGAACCCTGCGAAGAAAGCTTGCAGACCTTCCCAGTTGTTGCGGATCCAGACCGCGGCCCCGGCGATACCCGCCAGCAACAGCCCCACCCCCGAGGCGAGGAAGGCCGCGCGCAGCACCCACAGCGCCGCGCGCACGGCGCCCATCGGGTTCAGCAGGGCCAGCAGCCCACGGGCCAGCATCGGCGCCAGCCCGATTGTCCAGGCCAGGGCGCGGGCCACCTGCAGCACCGGCGCATAGAGCGAAAGGAACCCCCACCGCAGCGCGATCGAGGCGACGCGCAGGGCCAGCAGCCCCACCGCCAGCCGCATGATCAGCGAGATCATCTCCGGGTTGGCGTCGATCCAGTCGGTGACCGCCGCAAGCATCGGCGCCATCGCCTGCACGAGCTCGACCACCTGCGGCAGGAGCACGCTGCCGAAGCTGACCGCAACGCGGCTCGCCCAGTTGCGCAGGATCGCCAGCTGGTTGGCAGTGGTCCCCGCCTGGCTCAGGAACTCCGCCTGCATCGACCCCGCATAGGCCGTCTCGTCCGCCACGAGCGCGAAGGACCCGCGCAGGAGATCGAGGTTGGTGAGCAACGGGGTGATCGCGCCGATGCTCTCGCGCCCGAAGAGCTGGGTCAGGGCCGCTGCCTGGGCATGCTCGGGCAGCTGCGCCAGCGCGTCGAGCACCGACATGATGCCGCCAGTGGCATCCTCCTGCATTGCCCGCGCCAGATCTGTGGCGTCGAGGCCGAGCTCCTGGAGGACGGCGCGCTGGCGGTCGGTCATCGCCTCGCCGGACGCGAGCGTGAGCAGGAAGTTCTGCATGCCCGTCGCGGCGATCTCGCTCGATGGGCTGGATGCCACAAAGGCGGCGCTCAGCGCCGCGATCTCGTGGTTCGCCAGACCGGCCGCCCGCGCCAGCGCCCCCTGGCGCCCGATGACGTCAACCACGGCAGGCGCCGAGGCCGCCATGTTGTTTGACAGGTGGTTGATCATGTCGCCCAGCGACGCGGCCTCTTCATTCGTCAGGCCCATGCGCGAGCGCCACTGCGCCATCGCCTCGCCGGATTGATCGGCCGAGATCCCGAAGGCCACGCCCATCGTGCCGGCAAGCCGCGCGAACTCGATGAAGGCGGCGCGTTGCTCCTCGTCGGGCAGGCTTGCGTCGACGATGCCGGCCTGACCGGCGGCCTCGATGATCGCCGCGATGCCGTCTGCCGCCATAGGCAGGGCGCCGGAGGTCACCAGCTCCTGGATGTCGCGCGAGAGTGCGTCGATGCTCTCGGGGCGTTCGAAGTCGATGACCTTGTTCACGCCCGCCATCGCGCTCTCGAACTCGATCGCGGGACGCAGGGCCTGCGTGAGGGCAAAGCCCATGGCGGCGACCCCGAGCGCCTCTCCCTGGAGCGCCTGGCGCCGGGCGCGGGTGGTCTCGAGTTGCTGGTTGGCCCATGAGATGGCGGCGCCCGATGCACGCTCGGTGGCCGCGCCGATCTGTTCCACGCTGCGCACGGCGGCCCGCGCCGGCTGGGTCAGCCGGTCGACGAGTTGCAGCACGAGGCGGATGTTCAGATCGTCAGCGGCCACCGGCGCGCTCCTGCGTCTGTTGCTCGTGACGCTGGCGGGCCTTTTCCCGCCAGGTCATCAGATCCTCGACCTCCATCTGCTCGAGATCGGACGGAGGCCAGTGGAAGACCATGGCCACATCGGCCATGGCATCCTCGGGGTCGTCGACCCAGGCTACATCGCGGGCAGCATGGCCCGCTGATCCTTTCCCACGAAGAACAGCGAGACCTGCGTGCCGATCGCGAGCAGATCCTCGGGCGGCAGGGCCGCGACCTGGTCCTCGGTCATCGGCGGCATGCTGATGCGCGGGGTCAGTCGGATCAGCGATCCGACATCCATCTGCATCAGCTGCGTGAGCAGGAGGCCGCGCAGCTCGCCCGCCTTGGGCTTGCGCAGCGTGATCTTCGTGACGCTCTCGCCGTCGATGCGGATGGCCTCCGACCGCGTGACGGTGGCAGGCGGGGCTGCGGCGGTGGAGGCAGGGGCTTTCGACATGGGTTCACCTCAGGTTTAAACAGGCATGAAGGCCCGGCCATACCTGGCCGGGCCGGGGATCAGATGGGCTCAGAAGCCCATCGCGCGGCGGATGCCGCCGAGCTGGTCGACACCGCCGATGACACGTTTTCCGGCCTCGACGTCGATCTCGAAGAGCTCGTCTCCGTCCTTCACGAGGCGGTAATAATCGGCCTCCAGCGTGAGCTTCAGCGGTGCGTCGGACCCGGGCTTGAGATCGCCGAAGTTCGTGACCGACCAGCGGCCGCCGATCGTCGCGACATAGGCGTCCGCCGAGAAGTCGTGCTCGCCCATGGCGGCCGGGCGCAGCGTCATGCGCTGGCGGGTGCCGAACATCTTGACGAGCTCGGGTGGCCACTCGATGAGCGTGACCTCGGCGCGAAGCGCCTCCATGCCCATGTCGACGGCGACGGGGGCATCCATGCCACCGGCGCGATGGCTGGCGAGCTGGAGCTTCAGCTCGGGCAGCTTCGCCTCGATGGCGCGCCCGGCATAGCTCACGCCGTCGATGAAGGCATTGAAGTTCCGGATGGTGCGGGGGTACTGCATGGATCAGGTCTCCTCTCAGGCGGCGTCGCCGACGTTTGCGATCAGCTCGTCGTAGTAATCACCGTTGCGATGCGCCCGGAAGATCAGGTGCTCCAGCGGCGCGGGCGGCTCGAAATCGAAGTCGAGATAGAGCTTGCCGGCCTTCAGCGTCGCCTCGGTATTGAGCTCGGGATCGAGCCAGCAGCGGAACCCCAACAGCGCGCCCTGGTTGACCAGCCCCTGGCCAAAGGCCTGGACGCTGTCGCGAATGTCCTCGATCAGCTGAACCGACATCGGCCGGTCCATGGCCCAAAGCATGGACTGCTCGATCGACTGGTAGATCACGTCGGCAGTGCGGCGCACCGACAGGAAAGCCCATTGCGCGTCGGCGGTCGTGCTCCGGTTGCCCCAGAGCCGGAAGCCCTCGCGGCGGATAATCGTGGCGACCTCGGCCTCGTTCATGCGGTTGGCCTCGGTGTCCCGGCCGCTCAGGTCGAAGCTTACGGGGCGCGCCGTGCCGGAGATGCCGTTGATGATCTGGTTGGAGGGCGACCACCAGAAGCCGCGCTCGATGTCACGCTTGGCGATCAGGCCCGCGGCATAGGCCGAGGCCGGGCGGGTGACGTATTGCGCAAGGCCGGTGTCGTAGACCGTGACCGCCGGGTCGACGATATAGAGCCGGTCCGAGCCCCAGTTCTGCCGCTCGGTCTTGGCGTCCGTTTCGTTGGTGTTCGGACCATCCGCGATGACGACGGCGCGCAGCTTCTCGGCCACGGCGATGAGGTTCGTGGTGACGGGGCTCGCGGGATCTCCGGGCGCCGTGGAGGTGAACCCGGGTGCCACCAGGATGCGCGGGACCAGGTCGAGCGCGCTCGAGGCCGCCTCGAAGGCCCAGACGCCGGTGCCGAGCGCGGGATCGCCCGCCACATTGGCGAGCGTGACCGCCGCATCGGCATCCTCCGCGACACGGATCATGACGACGGTGTTGGCGCCTTGGGCATAGACCGCCGAATAGGCGTCCTGCAGCGTGCCGCCCGCGCCGAGTTCCGCCGCCTTGCGGGGCCCCTCGATCAGGAGCGGAGTGTCCAGCGGAAACACCGCCGCGTCGGCATCCGGCGCGGTGCCGATGATGCCGATGGTGGAGGCGCCGCTGGTCCGGATCGGACGGATCCCGTCATCAATCTGGATGACCTCGACGCCGTGAAGAAACTGCTCAGGCATGGTTGTGGTCCTCTCGGTTGCTGGCGTCACGCGCCATTGCGGATGGTTTCAAGGGCTTGTGCAAAGGCCGCGCCGACGTCGATCGCGGCGAGCTCTTCGATCGTCTCGGCCGCCGCGATCTGCGCATCCACGGCGTCCTCGGCCGCGAAGCAGGCCGCGACATGGGCCGCGACCGCATCGGCGATGGCAGTGATCTGGGCCGCGGTCAGTGTCACGAACCCGTCGCCCATCTTCCAGCGCAGCTCCGTCAGCGAACCGGCTTCAGCCTGCACGCGGGCCGCGATCAGACGGGTCTGGGTCTTCTCGTCGGTTCGCACGGCCGTGCCGTCCGGCAGGGCGATGCCGCCGGTCTCCACCTCCCAGCGCCGCGCCGCCAGCCGATCCCGCAGCGTGACGCGGACATCGCGCAGCGACCGTGGCACCACCCGCCACCCGGCGTAGAGGCGGCCGTCCTCGCCGCGCTCGGGCCGTGTGGCCAGCACGAGCTCGGTCCGCGCATCATGTGCGGGCGGGGTGACGGGGGCGACGGGCTCGAACTGCTCGACGCGCATTCCGCGCGCGGCGATATGGCTGGCGTAGACCGGCCATTCCACGACCGCACCGTCCTCGTCACATCTGGCAAAGATACTCTGCATCCGACTTCTCCTAGCTGATCACGTAGGCGGCCGCCGCATAGGGCGCCGCGATGACGGCCGTGGCCTGGTCGAGATCGACCGCGGTGCCGTAGCGGTCGTTGATGGCACCGTCGCTGGCGGTGAACGTGTCGATCGCCACCCAGCCCGAGACCTGGTCCTCGAACAGGAACGCTGCGCCGGAGTTCGTGCCCGCCGCATCTTCCAGCGGGGCCCCAATGAGTGCAAAGGCGCCGCTCAGCGCGACCGCCGCACCGAAGTGGTCCGTTGCGCCGGGCGTCGGCGACGTGATCACGGCGCTCTGGTTCCATACGCCGCCCGCCTGCTTGAAGACATAGACGGCCCCCGTGTCGGCGCCTGCGGCGCCGTCGCGCTGCGGGGCTCCGACCAGGATGGTCGTGCCGTGGATGGCCACCGAACGGCCGAACCCGTCGCCCGACGCCTGATCCGACGCGGTCAGTTTGGCGATCTGGGTCCAGACGCCCGCGCCATCGCGCTCGAAAACGTAGGCGGCTCCGGTGGCCGGAGCGGGATTGCCGGAGGCCCCCGCGCCCACCACGGCGAGATCGCCGTCGATCGCCACGGCTGCGCCGAACTTGAGGTTCTGTTGAGGGTCGCTGGCGACCAGCGTCGCCGCGAGGCCCCAGTCCGGACCCTCGTAGATAAAGGCCGCGCCCGCGTTTACTGCGCCTGGATCGTCCGTCTCCGCCCCGACGATGACGCGCTGGCCGGACACGGCTACGGCGATGCCCATCTGATCCGAGCCCGAGCCCGAGCCCGTGGCTACCTCGCCGAAGACGTCGCCCTGGCGCTCATAGATCCAGAACGCACCGGCCCATGCGCTCTTGCGCGGGGCGCCCACGACGAGAATGTCGCCATCGATCGCGAGTTTCGCGCCGAAATGCTCGCCTTCCTGATAAGCGAAGTCCCACTGCTCCCCGATCAGCCCCGCGGGCTGAAGCGTCTGCGCAAGGGTCCAGCCGCCACCCGCGCGGGCATGGATGTCGACGGAGCCTGCGCCCCTCTCGAATGTGATCGGGCTGAGGGCCTCAGGCACACCTACGGCAATCACGTCGCCGCTGACACCCACGCCGCCCCAGACTGCGCCGAATGGTTCCGACCACGGCAGGATCGCAGTCTCGGCGGACGGCGCGAAGCTGGCGGCCGTCGCGATGCTGATCACCGGGCTCCATTGCGACGTTCCCAGAGCGCCACCGCGAAACCGGACGCGCAGGAAATACGTGTCGGCCTCCTGAAGCGTTCCCGAGGGGACCGCGATCGCGGTCTTGTTGGCCGCATCCGCGAGGCTCTCCCAAACGACGCTGGCGAACGCGGCATCCGTGGCGATCTGCCAATCGGTGTCCTGGTGCGTGTCGAGCGCCGCCGGGAACGTCTGGAAGGTCGACGCACTGATCGCAACGCTCGATCCCACACCGGTGTTCCCGTCGATCGGCGCGAGGATCGTCGGCCGGGCGATGCTCGCACCGCCGAGCGCGATACCGAACTCCGTCGCCACGTCGTTCCGCATCACGGTCAGCGTCACCATGTCGCCGCTGGCACCGGCGGGCAGATCGAGCGTGATCGTCTCCTCCACGCGCACGACCGTGCCCACGTCCGTCGCCACGGTATAGAGCGCGAAGTCGCTGTAATCGGTGATCGTGAAGACATTGCTGGAGCCCGGATAGACCAGGACCGGCCCGGCCAGCGAGACGGCGGCTGACCCGCCACCCGCGCCCACGGCGTCCTCCAGCGCCACCAGCGCCTCGCGCACGGTCGCGTTGTCGGGGATGATCTCGCCCGGGAACTGCCCCAGATGCGTCGCGCCCGCGGGCCGCCCCAGAAGGGTCTGTGCGTCGTCGAGCTGGTCCTGCATGGCCGCGGCATCGTCGGTGGGGGCGCTGACGATCACGAGGCCATCGGCCACACGGCTGAAGTTCAGCGCGTGCTCCACCATGTAAATGATGGCACCGGTCTGGCGGGGCACCACGTCCTGCCCGGCCCAGATGGCGATCAGGTCGCCATCTTCGTCGAAGAAGCCGATCTCGCGGACGCTGAACGCGGGCGTATCGGTGGGAAACTCCGCGCGAACCACCCAGGTGTTGCCGCCGCTCAGGAAGGCGCTGTCGATCGCGCGGCGGCTGCGCTCGCGCACGAGCGCGGTCTGGTCGTGTGTCGGGTCGTATGTGGCACCGTTCCCGTCGCCGAGCGCGATCTCGGCAATGCGGACTTGCGATCCCGACCCGGCCGCGGTGGCGAGCTTGGTTTCGGCGAGATCGGTGAGCAGTGTGGTAGGCATCAGGCTCTCCTCAGGACATCGTGTTCGTGCTCGTGCCGCCCGGCGAGGCGCGTGCCGAGCCGCAACGCGAGTGCGGCGGCCGTCCGGGCCTGCGGCAAGGCGACGGGCGCGGCGCGCAGGTCCCGTGCGACGAGGCGCAGGGCCGAGCGCAGAGTTGCGGCATTGGCATGGGACGAGGGCCGTGGCGCGGGCATCGTGCTCTGGCCGTGGGTTCGTTGCAGGCGCGTGGCGGTGCGGCCGCGCAGGCCGGACGCCGCCGCGAAGGGCCTCAGCGTCAGATCAGCGCTGCGCATGTCCCTCTGGCGCAGGGCGAGACCGGCGCGCAAGCCGGGGCGGCTCTTGAAGGTTTCGCCGACGCGCAGGTCATAATGCGCGCGGGCGGGCTTGACGGCCTGCACAATCTGGTCGACCCGCTCGAACAGACCGGCGTCGAGCCCGAACCCGGCGTCGAAGACGTCCGTCCCGAAGGCATCGATGCGGAAGGTGTGCGGAGCGCCACCGAACTCGAACCACTCCGAGATGACGACCTGGAAGTCGAGCGCGCCGAGCGCGCGACGCAGGGCCCCGACTGTCCCCTTGCGGCGATGGACCTCAAGGCTCTCGCGCAGAACCGCGCGCTTTCGCGCCTCCGACCAGGAGGCGTCCCAGACATCGACCGAAAGCGCCCAGGCAAGCCAGCCCAGCAGATGCGCGGGACAGGTGTCGGGGCGCATCAGCGCGGCGATCGGCGCGAGATCGACATCGGCGGCGCGCAGCCCGGCCTCGAGGGCGCGCTCGGCCGGTGTGGCGACCCCCGACGGTGATGACGGGCGGCGCCTGCAAGGCGGCCACCTCGTTGGCGGCGATCACGAGATCGGCGGCGGGCGCGGTCAGGATCACGTTCTGGACGCCCGGCTGATGCAGCGCCGCGAAGAGGCCGGAGCGGGTCACGTCGCGCCCGAGGCGGAATTGCGCGGCGACATAGGCCTCGACGGCGGCCGTGACGGCCGCCAGCACGACATCGCTGTCCGGCCCCGGCAGGAGCGTCAGGGCGGCTTCGATCGTGTAGGGCAGGACGGTCGGTGCCAGTACGCTGACCTGGTCGGTGAGCGGCCGGACATCCTCGGCCGAGAGCGCAGCCTCGACGGCGGCGATCAGGGCGGCGTCCGGGGTCCCGTCGCCGTCCCGGGCCAGCACGGTCACCTCGACCTGCCCCGGCGCGGGGCTATCGACCGAGGCGTCGAGCACCTGAGGATCGGCCGAGAGCGCCCAGAAAAGGTAGGCGCCCGCGGGTCCGGCGGTGGAATGTCCCTCGAGCGAGAGCTGGACGCGGCGCCGGAACTCGGCGTCGCTCTCGCGGATCTCGGGGACAGGCGGCGTGAGGCTGTCGTCGGCCTCCTGGAGGATGCGGCGCTCGACGCCCCAGAACGCGGCGAGCTGATCGAGGTCTGGCCCTGTGGCGAGGGCGAGCATGCTGGCGCGTGCGCCGTCATTGAAGACGAGGCGGTCGAGCATGCGGAGATAGGCGCAGACCCGCAGGATCTTGGTCGCGGGCTCGCTCTCGAGCTGCAGCGTGGCGGCCATCTCGGGCAGTTCGGCGATCGCGGCGTCGCGCATCTCCTCGAAGAGCGCGTCATAGCTGACCGTGCGGATCACCTCCGGGGCCGGCAGGCGGCTGAGATCGATGGCGCTGAACCCGCTCATGTCGCCGCTCCCACGCTGACGCCGAGCTGGCGCGCCTCGTCATCGATGATGACGGTCAGATCGAGCTCGACGCGGCCCGGGGCCGTGGCGGCCACCTGGACACGCTCGAGCCTCAGGCGCGGCTCCCAGAGGTCGAGCGCCTCGGCCGTGGCCTGGAAGACATCGATGAGGGTTGCGCCGTTGACGGGCTGGTCGATCAGGTCGGGCAGATCCGAACCGTAGTCCCGCCGCATGACGAGGCTGCCGCGCGGCGTCGACAGGATGTCTCCCACCGACTGCGCGAGGTGCTGATCGAACCCGATCGCCCGTCCCGTCTGGCGGCTCATGCCGGTCACGTGCGCGCGCCTCCCTTGCGCCGCCGCCCGGTGGCCTGGGTGGCGGTGTCGTCTTCATCGCTTACGGCGTCGGGATACCCCGGCTTTGCCTCGGGCTCCGGCTCCGGGTCCGGCTGGGGCGCCTGCGGCGGGCGGACATGTTCGTAACGTGCCTGCTCCGGGGTCAGCTCGATGATCTCACCCTTGCTTGAGCGCTTGCCCGCGACGAAGCCGTCCACGGTCACTTCAAAGGGGGTTTTCAGGGCGGGTTTCATGTGGGGTTCATCCTCCTGCAAAGACGGTTCCGGCACCGGTGGCGACGCTCGAACCGCAATCGACGGGATCTCCGACGCGCCCGAGCGGCAGCCCGTTGGCGAAGACGGTACCGGACCCCGCCGCCAGCGCGCCGCCGTGGCAGACCGGCGTCGCGTCGCAATGCACGGCCCAGCCATCGCCCTCGCGGTGGACAGCCAGCCCCTCGGCAAAGACATCGCCGCTGGCGCCGGTGGCGGGCCGCGGCGGCCAGGGGCCGTGACCGGTGCAGAGGTCGGTTATGCGCGCGACGGCCGGCATCAGTTCAGATCGATCCTTGCGCCGTTGATCGTGACGGTGCCGGAGCACTGGATGGTCAGGTTGCCCCCCGCCCATTCGAGGTAATCGCTCCCGCCGAAGGTCAGACGGAAGGTCTCGGGCGCGCCGTGGGCCGGATTGCGCCCGGTGTTGACGGACCCGAGGATGACGGATTGCGCGAGGTCCCCCGAGGGCGCGCCGACCATCACCCATTCGCCGACTTCCGGGGGCCACCAGAAGTTCCCCGCGCCCGCGCGCGGCTGCATCCAGGGGATGTCATGGGTCTCCAGCCCCTCGAAGCGGACCCGCGCGGTGGCGGCGCCCGGGTCGACGCTGACGATCTCGCCCACCTGGAGCAGGTTGCCCAGGCGGCGGTCGCCCTCTGCCCCGGTGCGGCTCATGATCCGCCTCCGATCTGCGTGTAGTCGTCTTCGTGGGCGGCGCCGGTCGCGGGATATTCTCCGACGTAGAGCGCGACACCCGGAGCAGCGGGAGTCTCGGAGAAGAGCGTGAAGGGCTGCACCCAGGTGACGGCCCAAAGCGACGCGGCCACGTCCCGGGTCGCCTCGCTGACCAGCGTGTGAAGCTCGACCTCGCGGGCCGCGCCGAGGGCGGCGTTG